TGCCCATATAGTATCTCTAATTACATTTTTTATAGTAAATTCAGGAACAGTTGTCGCGCCTAACCTTAACCCTCTTGCAGGAAGCCCAATTATTTTAGCATAATTGGCGTGTAAAGCAGTATCATAGCCATGTAAAGCCTCGGCAAAATCTTTTCCTACTTCCCATAATTGAGCCTTACCATTAACAAATATTTTTACTTGAGTCTTGCCTAATATATCAGGCATAAACATTCTATATATTTCCAATTCTTGGGCTTTAAATTGATCTTTATCTACTTTAAAAAACTTAGCTATTTCCTCTCCAGATACGTGTATTTTCTTAGCCTTTACTCTACTAATTTCTGGAAAATGCGCCCTTATCTCTGCATTTTGCTGTGTCATATCTATCATAGCTTTAAGAACTCTATTCTTTTCAGCCAATGAAATAAAAACAACAGTATTTTGATAAATAGACTCTATAGGATTAATTACTTCTCGCGCACTACCTTCCAATCTCCTCAAAGAAGAAGGCGTTTTAACCACCTTTACTCCCCATTTATTAAGAACTGTATCATTTGTTTCAAATACTCTTTTTAGCGGAATATAGTTTTTATTAGCCTCTTTCATAAGGCGAGCAGTAGCAGCATCTACAAGACCAGCTTCTGTAATAAAATCAAGCAAACCTTGTTGATACTCCTCCAATTCTTTACGCGCTTTAATAAATTTATCGTTTTCTAATTGTCGTATATTACGTTCTGCTTGCGCTTTTGTTAGCCCTAAAATCGGATCTACTTTGGCTTTCGCCCCTCTAAGATTAGCGTTTAATTGCGCTATCTTATCTTTAAGGGGTTTTAATATTTCTGGTTCTTCTTTAGCCCTCTTAGTTTTTTTCAATTCTTTTAACTTATTTCTTGCAGCAGTTCTCTGTGCTTCCCATTCGGCTTTTCTTTTAGGAGTTACTTCTTTAGCAATTATCTCTAATTTCCTTAAAGATTTAAGATAAGTCTGAAATTGCGCATCTTCCGCCCAAGTTTTTATAGGCTCAAGAATTTTCTTCAAAGCTAAACGAGGCTCAATACCAACTTCCCCCCATTTTATCATGCCGTCATTAAGTGCAACCAAAGCCTTACCCATATTACCCATGCCATTAGCCATCATTTCATAAACAGTATTAGCACCTTCTTTCCCAACAAATCCACCTGCAGCCCTCACTTGATCTACGGCTCTTTTAACAGGATCGTACTGATCTAAAAGATTAGATATGCCTTTCTCTTGTAGCATTTTATAGTATTGTTTATTTGCGCTAGGTGTGGGCATATTATCGCTGCCATGTTCCAATACGCTTCTTTCTACGTCTGGAGACAATTCTTTTTGTTTTTCAATTCTTGGTTTCCACACATACTCATCACTTCCAGGAGATTTCCTAAAGTTCTTACTATTAAGATATGCAGAAAAACTTTCTTTTAAAGCGCTAAATTCTAAATGATTATTTATATTTATAACAACCGATTGTTTTTTACCGCTTAAACTCATTTCAAATGCAGCAGTTGTTACTGCATCTATAAGTTCTTCTGACCAAAATCTTCCATTTTTGCCGAAAGGTAGTTTTATACCTTCAATATAAATCCTGCTAACTTTACTCATAGCATCACCTTTCTTCTTACGAATCATAATGCTAACGCCAGATTCATCACCTATAATCTCTCTAATTTCGTTGTTGTCTTTTAAGTTTTTTACTTCTCGTTGAAGAGCAATAGTAAATCCTGGCATCCAATCTCGTAAATCAAGAGGTTTTTTAGGTAACTTTCCTTTATCCCTTATTTTTTGTAACACATCTATAGGTAAATCTCTAAGATATTCTATTCGTTCCCAAACTTGTGGCTTAAATTCTTTACCATCTTTTAAGACATCAAATTTTTTGTGCGCCATAAAAACAGGCCATTTTATATCTATTGTTAAATCAATGTCCTTTCCTGCTTGTTTTAATTCTAAAATCCTATCAATTACTTTAGATTCAAATTCAAAACTTTTAGGCTCAGTCCTTTCTGGCTTTATAACTCCTCTAGCAACTTCAGCGCCTTTTCTATCTATTCTTACAGTTGATACAGACTTTTGATACTTTGCATAATATTCAGGGCTTACATCTTTTATAAACTCAGCAAATTCTACAGAGGGAGTTATCTCTTTCTTAGCCTCAAGTTTTCGCACATCTGCAATTATATCCTCTATAGTTATCCCAGATTTTTTATCTATCTTGATTTTATTTTCAAAGACATCCTGTATAAAGTTATAAGCATCATCTATAAAAACTTTACGCGGTGTATCCAAAATTGCTGGACGAGTATAAGACACATCTTTCTTTTTTATTTTTTTTATTTTTTTTCTACGGCTTAAAAATTTTTTAAACTCAGGCGTAAAATCATCTTTCGTTTTTTTAAATACAGTATCTGTACTAATATTAAAAAGTTCTTGCAACCTGGCTTTGTCCTGTACAAGAGCATTTTGTAAACGATCAGGATAAAAACCGCCTATAGGATCTTGGGCAGATTCGCGCATAAATTCCTCAAAAGCCTTTTTAGTTTGTTTCTCACTAATACCTGCTTTTGCATCAATACCCTTAAAGACTCCTGTAAGCAAAGCAGTATCTATCATGTGTCTTTTATCAGTTATTCCGCCAAAATCATTTTCAAGCATTTTAGGAACAGTTAGAAAAGCAATATACATAGCAGCAAATTGAGCCAAATGGCCTTTACCCATCACATTTGCATAAGTTGGCGCACCAATACCCACCCCTAATCCAACACCTGCCTTAATACCTTCTTTTAAAGCCTCTTGTGTATTTAATTCCCACCAGTCTTGTAAATTATCAACATGGCCATTTCTAAGAGCATTATGAAATGTAGTACGGGTAAATTCATTTACAATCCCTGCAGTAGCAGCTTTAGTCGCGTGTAAAGACGTTACAAAAGTAGCTTGTTTATATTTATCAGATTTTGCTTTTGAAGCAGCAAGTAACGCCAGATTCTCACCTAAATCTATCTGTTTTTTCTTATTAAGATATAATTCAGCTCCTTTAAATACTTGTCTAAAGGCTTTACTTCCCAATGCACCACCGACCCAGAAGAAAGGCAAGTCGCCTACAATAGTACCTAATCCTTCGGCAAGACGTTCCAAAGATCCCTGGTCATCTATAAGTTGATATTCATCAGAATCTTTTAATGTCCCATCTACATCTGCTTCTACTGGATTATCAAAAAGCCACCTTAAAACCGCAGCGCTGGTAGAATGGTCAAATAAACCATCTAAAAAAGAATCCCAAAAATTAAATTCTTCTTTAAAAGGTCTTAATTCCTCTTGCCATTCTTTAAGATGTTGTTTTCCAGAAGTCAGTTGTTGTTCAACACCCTCAGAACTTAATGTACGTCTTGTTCTTTCTGTATAATAATCATCCCATCCATTTCTTATAGGGCTTACCAATCTTGGATTATTACGAAAAGACGCAAAGCGTTCATTAGGATTTATATGAATATCGGCTCTAGGAAAAATGATAGTTCCTTCTTTACGAGTACCCAATACATTATCTATCGTTTTTGTATCATAGCCTTGATTCAAATAAAATTTTCTTTTTTTCTCTTCTAAAGTTTCCATGCACTACCTACTGCGATTTATTTAAGGAATTATAATAAGCCTCTTCCAGTATTTCTAATGCATCTGCTTCATTAACAAAAGTTTTTGGCATTGACAAATATACATCACTAAGCATAGCCTGAATAACCTTCTCTTCATTCTCCAACCTTGTTCGAGTACCTTTTTTATAATCTCTAGCAACTTGAGCCATCTGATCTTCAAAACGTTCTTGTAATCCCACATCAAGTTTTCTTAAAAAGCTACTCCAGGAAGAAGAACGAGATATTTTCCCTGTATAAAACCTACTCAATTTTAATGAGTTTCTTATCGCAGTAGAGGATGGTGCTATTTCGCGTACATAAGCCAGCAATGCTTCAGATATCTCACTTCTACTTTTCTGCTGGTTTGTTAATTCTAAAAATTTCTCTTTTATCAGGGGTATTTGTGCTTGTACTCTCCTAGAGCTAACTGCATTTACAAGCCCAGTTGCATCCAAATCCCCAAATCTAAGACCTGTCCCTGCATATAAAATATCTCTAAGTTTTAAGTTTTCAAATAAATGGTCAAATTCCTTTTCCTCCCCTTCAATATTTGAATCAACGTGCATTTTTAATTGGCGTACAAGCAATTTATATTCCTCATAAGTCATATCATCAAATAACCTCTCTGTCATACTTCTACGCTCATGTCTAACAAGCGACTTAGAATGTTGATTGGCATATTCTTCTTCAGGAGTAAGATATTTTATATACTGATTTTTAATCTCCCTACTTTTTATCATCCTTACATGAGCGTTATAATAGTCCCCATTTCTTGTGTCCAATCTTTTTTTAAACAGTAAAAAAGCATTACTTGTTAGACCTTCCAATCTCTCTTCGTGAATATCAGATGCTTCGATCTCATTTAAACGCGTAGCAGCTCCTGCCGTTTGCTTTTTAGCCACCTTACTATTGTGCAAAACACTTTGTCCTTGCCGATACAGATCTGCATTTCTTTTTTCCCTAGCTAGGTCAATCTGATGAGATGTAATATTTTTTGCTATAACGTTCCCATCTTTATCTCTAGTGTATACCCTGGGCGCAAGAAGATTCAGAATATAAGTCTCATCATTTTGTTCTGTCTCTGTTCTATGTCTTATATTGTGCAAGTTTTGATCTACATCTATAAGCTCCATTTTTGTCGCTACAGCATCAGATAAAAATGCAATTACTTGTAATGAAGGCTTGCTCCCATCAGGATATTTTATAGGCCTATCTTTTGAAGGATTAACTAAATCATTTCTTATTAAAGCAAGACGTTTCTTCGGATCTGCTACCTCCCTATATCTATTATTTAACATATAAAATACATGATCTGCAGAAATTGCTGTTTGTTTCTGTTGTACACTTAATAAAACATGGGCAGGAACATCAGCTAAAGTACCCCTGTGTAATAAAGCCTCTAATTTTTTACTCTTTTTTGTATAATCAGTTTCTAATGTTTCATCATTTCTATTATCATTTAGATCAAAAGAAGTCCCTACTATACTATTAGCTTCTACCATTATAGAAGTTTGAGTATTCTTTTTTACAAAGGCATCAGAAGCTTCATCCGCTTTTTGGTCAATTATACCTCCTGTCAAAAAATAGCTATGATAAATAGGCCCTAGCGCTGCTTTTAAAGCAGGGTCTTTTATTGCATCATATTGATTTTTTAACCTCTTCTTTTCCTCCTCTACATAAACTTGTTGTTTTTCTTTAGACCAATAGTTCTTATCATTTGGAGATAACCCAACATTGCCCTCTAATAAATCGTTAAACTCTAACATTGATTGGCCTGAAGCTGCCTTAACTTCTTCTGATTGTAAAGCTACTTCATTCCCTAAGTCTATTAGCCTTTTTTTCTCGGCTTTTTCCGCTACAATTTGGGCAACTTCCGTACCAATTCCGCCAATTGCCAAAGCACTATTTACTATAGGCGCTTCAGTAACAAGCCCTAAATAATCTTTAGCTTTATAGATTTCTTCTGGAGAAATACCAGGATCACCACCCCTTAAATTTCGAGGAGTAGCTATAGCTTTTGTAGGTTTTACAGTTATAGGCATAATATTAGTTATCCATTAATGTTGTTCCTGCTTTTGCTGCGCCACTTGCTGCTGTCATTAAACTAGCTGTTGTTTTTGCCTTTATATCCTGTTTAATTCTCGCTGCCTGCATAGAGGCTCTAGCAACAGCATCTCTATAATTAAGATCATTAAATTTTTTGTTTACATAATAATCATCTAGTATTGTTCTGTAACTAATTAAGCTACTTCCTTCTTGTGGCGCAAAGCCTGAAGCACCAGCATACGCCATTTGTTCTTGCATCCTTCTTCTTGCCTTTATAGCCTCATTAGTATCTGTTTGAAGCCTAAGTGTTTCTCTATTATACTCATCCCACTCTCTTTCTCTGCCCAAAAGCTTAAACTGGTGTTTTTGTGATTGTACTGCTGATATACCACCGAGAACATTTGCACCCATACTTAAAATTGGAATAGCTTTTTTTAATCCCTCGCTGGCAAACATCTTACCTAGAGAAGCACTAAGAGTAGGGCTGGCAAAAAAAGCGCCACCTGCAATAGCTAATGGTATGATTGCTTTACTGCCCATAATTATCTCCTAATCGCTTGTTACTAATGTTCCAGTTACCCCTAATACTGTCATGGGTAATGGCTGTGTTTGTTTAATTGTTACCTGGCCTTCTCTATCCCAACCAAGATTAGTTACTCTTTTATCTCCTGTAAATTGCGGTATATTTTGTCCCATCTTTGATGCTGATGATCTAAAAGGTATTTGGTCTCCATTTATTGTTACACCTACTGTTTTATATAATCTAACCAATACTTCATTGTATCTCTTTTTCCTACCTTGTGCAGTACCAGCTTGCGAACCTGCTTCTACTCGCATTGTTTTAATAGTAGAGATATAACCCAACCCCATTTCTATTGTTCTATTAGCAAACGTACTTGGTATTGTTACTGAAATAGCACCGCTTGATACTTTTTGTGTAGGAAAAACTGCATCTCCTATTAAAATTTGCACAGTCTCTCCTTCTAAATGGTCTAATGAAGTCAGCGTTGTTGTGCCACCACTAATAGTACCTGCTAAAGCGCTATCCTGATTAAGGGTAGTATCCATATACTCTACATACTGTACTGTACTACCATTAATTAATCTTTGCACTACAACCCATACCTGATTTTCAGTAGCCTCGTTTATACTAGCTACACTTTTTACTGCCGAGGATTTTTCATCTTGTGTAGTTAATCTAACAGTATCAGAAGATTCTACAGTAAGTAAACCTGTGCCATTAGGTGTAGTCTCTGAGATAGTAACTACAGCACTTGCTACTGTTGCGGTAAAATCTGCATGGCCATTTACGGCATTTTTTAAATTAGTTGCTGTAGTGTTGTTATTAGTTTCAGTTTTAAATTCGTTTGTCCCTGCTGTCCCTGTAGTTGATGTAAAAGTAACTGTTGTACCATCAGACTTAGTAAATTTTAAAGTGCTACCTGTTACAATATTCGCATAATCACTTACTGTAGTAGTACAAGCCTGTTGCTTTCCGCCTAATAAATGTCTATGCCAGGCGACTACTTCTTCTTCACGCTGATAAGTCATACCTAATAAAACACCATCTTCTCTTACCGCCCAATAAACAGAATCAGGCTCTTGGGCATAATCTACATCTACAACACCATCTCCTGTAATATGTTCAGCCAGTAAAGTCATATCAGGCGCTACATAAGCATCATAAGAAAAGTTATAAGCCAATTCTTTTAATCTGGCTTTTTGTCTTTGAAAAAACATAATGGTACTACCTATTAAAATAGGCGGAGTAGTATGTGATCCATAAGTAGTTGTTTGCTTTATTTGGACATTAGTAGGTTTTAATGGCTCACCTGTAGGCCTATTAACTTGAAACTCGCCTCCTGCAGTACCTATCATTAAATCTCTAGGTGCTGGCGCTAACCATCTAATAGAGTTTACTTTATTTGCTGCAATCGTATAAATAAAAGCATCTGAGGCAGAAGCATCTCCTACATCAAATTCCTCGTATAATCCTGATTCACTCGCCCATATTGTTTGCGGATAACTTGTACTTCCTGCAAATACAAGACGTTGTTCATAAAATGAAACACAAGCAGGAAATCCATCCGTATCAGACCATGCCCCCAATGACCAACCTGTTCCACCAGAACCAGTTGCTGCAACCACAATAGTCCAGGTTACAACTGTTGTATTAGTTCTTCCTGTAATTTTTCCCCAACCATCTCCTAATTTGACGAGCCTTCCTACATCTGTAGTTGCCCAACCAGACCCACCATTTATCCCTGTTGTGGCAGAGGCAGTTAAGGTTCTACTTGTTCCTACAGTTGTCGCACTTGTTGTTAGCGTTGTTGCTGTTGTATTAGCATCCAAAAATGGGCCAGTTTGAAAATCTACTTCTGATAATGTCCATGTAGTATGGGCTGTTCTTGTTAATTTAGAAGGTTCATGTAAAGGATGCGTAATATACATAACATCCGCAGATTGGGCAAATTGTAAATCAAATACTTGTGCTTCGGTATAGCTTGTTGATATTTCATATACTTTTTGGGCATTACCGCCAGAACTATAAGTTGTATAAGAACTACTATCAACACCAGATAATTCAAACGTATTCGTTGTTTTATTTGCAACAACATATCTTCTATCATTCACTTCGGTCATACCAGCAACACTAACAAGCCATACATGATCTCCATTAGAGTAGCCATGAGAACTTGCTGTAACAACTGCTGGATTTGCTTTTGTTATCGCACTTACTGTTTTATTTGCTTCTACTATTTGTCCATTATCTTTATAAAACCTTATATATTGATCTCCAAATTCCAATATATAAGATTGAGTTATATTAAATTCAAAAGGAATAAGTCTTGTAGTTTTTGAAGAATCTTTTACCTCACAAACAAAACGAGTACCACTACGCCTATCTGCGCCACCTTGCGTTTGCACAACCATATTCTCCATAGTCTCAACACCATTAGCATATTTTTCAAAATCTATCTGCCCTGCCAATTTAGGTGTAATCTCACCAGCAGTAAAATTGGTTTGAATGGGATGCACTCTAGCCATAGTTACTTCCTAAAATCAGTAAATACGTCTAAAACAAGATCGTCAATAAATCCTTCCTGTCCATCTATACTTCTAGCATCTGAAAGTCTGCGTTCAAAAAGTTTCTGCACTTGCCCCATCAGATTGACACTATTAGTAACAGGATAGGCAAGATCTAAAGCCAGCTTAGTTGCTAATAAATCTGTAAACATAGGATCAAATCTATTAGTATCAGTAATACGCGCTATATATAATATTTTTGCCGTACTCTCGTCAGTTAATAATACCCTTCCTTCAGTAGCAAAGTTTTCTACTTTAAAAATATAATCTTCATATTCCATTGATAGAACCCTTAAACAATAAGGATCTGTAGGCAAAGCATATTGATAGGAATACTGATAAGCAGGACTATCTGATAATTGAGCCAAACTTGCTCTAGTAATAGCAAAATTCCAGGGATGCGACCTTAGAAGATAGTCTCGCGCATCACCATACAAGGAATTACATAACCTCGCCCTTTCTGAATCATCAGTAAGAGAAGTAATGGGATCATCACCTAATAACCTTAATGCTTTAGAGCATATTGAAACTTCAGTAGCCATAAAAGAAATATAACAAAGGGGAAATTATATAGCAATACAATTCCCCCTAAGTTAAAGCTACTTAGTCTACAATATAAGTTATATATCCGACTAAATCATCACCATCAGCCAATGCAGCGATTGCTTTGGCAGCTATCACGACACCATCTTTACTTTCAAAGATATGTGTACCGCCAGTTGCTTTTTCTGCTGCTAAAGCACTTTCAACAGCAAAGTACCCAGCAGTATCTACATCAAGACCATCAACCAGACCATCAGGGTCAGCTGCAGTTGTTGTTCCATCCATAGCAGTAAAAGATTCCCAGCCTATATCCATTGTTTGTGAACTTGCAGTCCAGTTACAATAGAAGCGTGAAAGCCCTCCAATAATCCTAACACGGCCAGCAGGTAGTTCGCCTAGCGCTACTGTTGAACCAGCATCCCCAACACCATCTTGGTCATGAGTAAAGAACATAATGCGTTCTCTACCATGCATTTCGGTTGTGTTGTTAGGAGTAACAGGAGTCGCAGTAGCATTTGTGTACTCAGTAGATTTTTGAGTTGTAACAGCCATTTTAACCTCCTATTATTCGTTGCAAGCAATTTCTACCATTTTTTCTTCTTCAATGCGTGTAGCACCGATAGTCATGGATAGAAATACTTGGGTTGCATAGTTTTTATCAGCACGTTCAGATATTTTTGTAGAAATGTCAGAGCCTATAGCAAGACCTATAGCAGATTTAGCAAATGCTAAAACTTGTCTTGATGGAGTACTATCAGTATTTAGCCTTTCTGACCTAATGAACTTGAAACCCATAAAGGTATCAATATCTCCCTGAACCAAAGTTTTTATAGTATTGAAATCAGAAGATGTTACTTCTGTTTCAGCTAGCAGAGCATCAATTTGTTCTGCTGAGCATACTAAAAATTTTTCTTCATCAGGGTCTACTTCTGCTGCATCTAAAATCTTTTTAGCAGAACGTAGTTTAGCAACACTAAGATCAGCACTACCATGAGCTACTTTTTGGCCTGATGGTAAAGAAACCGAAGTTCCACCAGCAGCACCACTATAAGCAGTTCCTGTAGCAGCATCAATAATTGCAGTATCCATTGCTCGGCCCATTGCATTTGCACCAGCTATAGCGTATTCAGACTGAGGTGAAATTAACATTCTGACCTTATCTTCTTGGTCTATTAAATCCGCCCAATCGTAATCATCGAGAGATACTTTACGTCTTGAATGAGGTGTATCCATTCTAGGAGTATCGCTATGACGACTTGTACGTTTTTCTGCTGCAGTTGAACCAATCCTTTCAAAGAATGCGCTTTTACCTGTAACCATTTCTACACGTACCGCATTTCTTAGTCGAGAACCTTTTTGCTGAGCCAAATGCAAGACATTACTCTTATATTGTTCGACAAAAGCTGTCGTTATTTGAGTAGACATATTATTGTCTCCATTTATGCAATATTAAAAGGATAGTGGACATACCTCCCCATGAGAATACATCATATCCCATAAGTCGGCTTTTTGTCCTAGAAGGGAAAACCTTGTTAGTTACGCCTAACCAAACGAATTATCTGTTATCCAATATAAGGGCAGATAAAGTATTTTCAATATAACACAAAAATTATTTAAGCACCATGCACTTTTTCATGTAATTGTTGCATCCTATTAACTGCTTCTCTATGCTCTGGATGGTCTGCTTTATGATAAGCATGGTCTTTATCTGCAAACACTTTAGCTATTTCATCTTTTGCATCTAATGCAGATGTTGCCAAAGTATTATTCTGTGTATTTTTTGCCATATCTTCTGTTACATCTTCACCCAAACGCGCAAAGAGTCTAATTACTGCAGGATGATTACCGGCATCTGTATCCATCAAACCTCTTAATTCATCATCACCATAAACATCCAAGGCTCTATGTGCTGCCCTTATTTGTTTTTCGTAATCATAGCCCCATTCTCTGCGTAAAGATTCCTCTGTTTCATTTCGGCCTCTTGTCATATTATGTTGGCCTTGTTCAATATCATAATTAATAGCATTAACTTGATAGTCAATCAAAGCTTTTACTTGGTCATTACTAAGCCCAATTTCATGCGCCACAACTCTTAATTGTTTTACATTTTCCTCAGAGAAATATTGTTGGTGAGTATCTGGAACATCAATTTCATACTTTTCTCCTGTTTCAGGCCTACCTAGTTTATTATACAACTCGGCTTTTTCTTCATCAGTTTTAGGAATTGGCACTAAACTTCCCATTCTTTTTTGCTGGTGTACTAATGTTTTTGCTGCTGCCTCAATATCATTGATATTTTGGATAGTAGGGTCATTTTTTAATTCTTCAGATAAACTTGACCTCCAATCTGCGGGATTATCACTTTCACCAGACCCAAGCAATGTTTCTTCTACTACTGGGTTATCTTGTGTTGTGGTCTCTTGCTCTTCAGCCATTTTCTTTGTCCTCTTCTAGTAAGTTTAATATACGAATAATTACCGATCTTTGTCCTTCTCGGTAAGC